ACTTGCTTATCATCAAGTGCGTCTCTAATCTCTTTCTCGGTGGAAAGCATTCCCAACGAGTCTAACACAAACATACAAGGTTTGCGATCTTCTGTGTTGGTCTTTAAATATATATCAATTGCTCTAAGTGCCTTACTTCTAAACTCTTCAATAGTGACAACATTTACCACCACAAGACGGTTCATATCAATCCCACGAGACTCAAGTAATCCCTTATTGACTGCTGCTTCAGTATCAAAATAGAGGCAGTAACCATCAGGATTACTATCAAGAAAGTTCTTGACAACAGCAAGGGAAAAATACGTTTTACCAGTACTGCTTTCACCAGCGATGGCAGTAATCTTATTACTAGATACGCCACCATAAACGGAACCTGACACCACTGCATTAAAGATGTACGACCCTGTGTCGATGAATTGTTCGGTTTCGTCGATGTCTGCTGCGAGTTGGGTGTAGTCATCACCTATTTCTTTTACAATTTCCTTAAGAAAATCCATGTTTAAAATATACGAACGTTAGTGGCAAGACCAAGTTTCTTTAATAATACTATATGATACCAAGTTAAGTCAATTTGTCCACGTTGTAAACCTTGTTTTGCTGAACTTGGATATGCATGATGGTTATTGTGCCATCCTTCACCAAATGTAAGTGCTGCTACCCACTTATTATTACGTGAACTATCCTCTGTATCATATGCTCTTGTACCCCATGCATGAGTAGCAGAATTAACTAACCACGTTACATGATATACAAGAACTAATCTAAGGAAAATACCCCATAGTACATAAGACCATCCACCTAAAAGATAAAGAGTAAGACCTAAGGGAACCTGTAAGAAAAGAAAATATTTATCTAACCATACAAAATAAGGATCCTTTCTCATATCACCAGCATACCTACGAACTCTTTTCTCACCAGGTACTCTAACAAACATCCATCCTATATGACTCCACCATATTCCTCTATTAGCATTATGAGGATCAAGTGCTTTATCTGAATGTTTATGATGCTGTCTATGTAAACCTACCCACGTAACAGGTCCATACTCTGCACTTAATGCTCCACATGTAGCAAAGAATCTTGCTAACCATTGAGGAACTTTAAACGATCTATGCGATAATAATCTATGATATCCTAGAGTAACACCAAGACATGCAGTAATCCAATACAGAATAAGAAGAGTTGCTACTGCTCCCCAACTCCAAAACTGAGGGAGAAGTGCAACTCCTGCAAGAATATGAATCAATAGCATGAATAATATAGTTGGCCATTTAATCATTAGATATCACACACCTCAACTTCTTTTCTAAGTTTACGATCTTCTTTAATGTTTCTAAGTAAATGATAGAGTCTTGCATCTCCACCTAAAGAAAGTGCATTTACAATAATTTCCAAATCTTTATCGTTAATAGGTAATTCCATTAGGAGAAGAAAAGTTCTAGGTTTACAGTTTTCTCAACATTCCACCCAATAGCATCTAAGATGATCTTAAGTGGTTCCAAGAAGGCTTTGTCAAATTGTAGGTCATAATCTATATACTTGTCAAGACCAATTTCGCATGGAAAATCCTGAATAAACGAAATAATATTCTCGTGAATAATATTAGGTTTTTTCAGGTAGCAGAATTTGATTTTTTCACCGTTTTG